TCTAGAATTTGGATCATTAGCAGTTTTTGCAGAAGTAAGTCTCTTCTTCATCCCGGACATCCTCGCGCAGAAACTCTTTCGTCTGTTGGCAGCTTTAGAACCTTTCTTTAATTTAGATGGTTTAGTAGTTACTGCAGTTTGTAGTTTAGAACCAGGATTAGCTCTTCTATATGAAGCCACTCCTTTTTTATTCAACCCACCCGATGCAGATTTACCTTCTTTTCTTTGCCATGCTGGTGATGCCATTATTTACCCTGTGATCTTCTTATAGCTTTTTCTGTAGGTGCACCCTTTGCACCTTTTGCTCTCATTTTTTCACCACGTTTTTTTTTCATGTGGATATTGTACCAAAGCCCTTTTTTAGCTTTTTTACCTTCTTTAGTTGTATGGTACTTACTAGTCATTTTTTATATCCTTCCCTTTTGAAAAACCAGATTCAGTTGTTTTTTCTCCTCTTAATTTTTGTAAATCCTGTCTTGTTCTTGTTAAAGCGCTATCAACCATTTCATTTGTCTTTTTAAATTTATTAGAAACTTCACCGGGTATTCTAGCCATTTTAATTTTATGAGCTGATATTATTTTATCTTTTTCTGTTTTTGGAACAGTTGGTTTTACAGATTTGATTACACCTGTGCCATAAGTTTTTTGTTTAGAACCTGGTATAATCATTTTTATTACGTTGTATAATCTAGACATTATTTTTTCTCCTTTTTCTTTTTCTTTTTCTTTTTCATAGAACCACCTTTTTTAGCTTCCATTCTATACGCCTCATCAGAAGTCATAGATTGTTTGACTTTTTCTTTCATAGGCATTTTTGTTCCACCTTGTTTAATTCTTCTTGGCATTATTTTTTTCCTCCATTAGTTTTAATTAAATCAGTTGCTTTGATTCCATATATCGCTGCAACGACAGATACCCATAATGAAACTATCCACCATGGCATTTCCTGAAGTTTCATAAAATATAAATCTAATTTAGCTTGTATCTCTTCATCTTCAGCAAATACGGAATAAAATAAAATAGCCAATGGTGATGTCAATACTAAAAGTACGAATTCGTCTTTCCAGTCGCCTTTTTGATTTTGAGCAATCTGTCCACTGTACTCGATCTCTCCTCGTTTCATCTTTTCAGCATGCACGATTCGTGCCTCTGACATAATGATCTCGCTCTTTTTTTTATTTTTATAGATTTCAGCACCCGTCTTTAACGCCGTGCCAATGATACTCCACGGGAACATAAGACTAATACCAGGTAGCTTTTCTTTTTTTCTCAGCTAACATTCTTTTTTGACCTTGAACTTGTTCTTTGTCTCCTGTTGGGATTCTATTGAACGAAGCTCTTTCCGCTGTAGTCTTAGATCTTACATCTATTTCTACATTTTGATCAGGAATGCTAATTGTTTTTTCTTTTTTATAGTTCATCATGATTTTTTACCTTTTTCTACCCCTTTTATAACACCTTTATTCTTAGATGCATAGAATATCTTTTCACCTTTTTTCTCTCCATACTTTTTTTTCATGGATTTCATAATTTTTTTACCTTTTTTAGTCATCGGCATAGTTAATCCTCCATCATTATGTTAGCTTGACTGATTCCTTTGCCTGCAAGGCTCACTCCAGCTCTTAATTTAGCTAATTCTTCGTTTTGATCCATCTTATCTTCAGCTAATTCTCTTGATTGCATCAATTTTGCTCTGTTTAACTCTACTTGAGCCTTGTCATATTCCTTTTTACGTTCATTTTCCATTGCTCTTAGGTCAACTTCACGTGCTTTTAGCTTCAATAGTGGGTCTGAATCAAATTGAGAAGTGATTTTGTTCTCTTCTTTCATAAAATCATCAGTCATTTCAGCTATCAACACCGCTTTTCTTGCTTCTACTTGTTGTGTCATCTGTTGAAGTTGTTGTTGAATCTGTGGATTGTTAACTGCTTGCTGTTGCATCATCTGCATTTCCATTAATTGTTCTCTAAATTCAAGTTGAACTTGTTCTTGGGCCATAATTGAGATGTGTTCTAATATATTTTTCTGTATCGAAGCCATAATTGCAGGGTTATTTCTAACCATGTTAGTCGACATAAAGTTTAAATGTGCTGTAATGTGTGCTTGATGATCTTGTCCAGGGAAAGCTTGAAAAGGTTTACCACCTAAAGCATTAATGTGTTCAATACTTGGGTCTATTGGTGAAGGTGGTGGAGGTGGAGGCAATACTGCATCGACATCCTTAACACCAATTGCTTCATACATGTTTCTATAAATTTGATACATGTTATGTAATTGTGGATTAGACGTTGCAATCTGCAACTGTGTCTGTGCTAAAGTAATTCTTTGTGACATCGAAAATATATTCGGATCTGCAACTGGAACAACATCCACTCTATCATCAAAGTCAGTTTGTTTAATATTTCTTTGACCCCCTACAACATCATAAGGATATTCAGGAGGTAAATACTGTGCAACGATTTTAGCTAGTAATTTAAATTCATTTTTCATAGCTGCATAACATCTTTTGTGTATTGCAGACATAACTCTTGAACCTCTTTCAAGTAATGCAACCGTTGTACCAACAGCAGCGCCTTGATTACCATCGCCTACTTGCATATCAGCAATAGCCGCAAATCTTTGTCCTGCACCTACTACAACACCCATTAATTGTAATAGTGTTTGTGAAGGTTCTTTGTAAGGTAATGGAAAGAAAGCATCTCTTAATGAACCACCCGGTGCATCTACGTCTTTAAACTCACCAGGTTGAATTGGAGAAGCTTCATCTCTAACTCTAACTCCTCTTTGTTTAAATCCAGCAGGTAAATTAGATAATGTTCCTGCATCTAATAGTTGTCTTAAAGCTTGTGTTGCAGTTCTACTCAATCCACCAATCATGTGAATTAAACCAAAACCATAAAAACCTAATCCTGGTAAAAATTTAAAATGAACAAAGTATTGTATTTTATTTTTCTTAATATCATCAGGAGCATAATTTCTTCTAATAGAAAGAACTGTTCTGCTACCTTCTTCTACAGTTACAATGTAAGGAAGTTTAATTCCTGTTTCTTCTCCTTCAGAATTTTTATCTTCAAAACCTTCTAAATCTAAATTAACGTGACACTCTAACAAAGTATATATGTCATCTTGTTTTCCAGATTTTCTTGTACCTTCTAGCTCACGTTCTTTTTTTTCTAACTCATTATTATTATCTGAATTAGGAGCGGTTAATTCTACGTCAGAATAAAAACCGTTGACTTGTTGTTTTCTTAATTCGTTTTCAGAAATCTTCACAGTATGAATTACTGCCTCCGCATCGTCTAATGAGGTAGCCGTATACGGGACAACTAATTCATCTGCTGGTATAAACTTAGATACTACTCTGCCCATGTTAGTATCATAGTAAACTTTTTTAAATGTAGATCCTGAAAGAGGTAAATGAAATAACATAGAATCAAATTCTGATTCATATTCTTTCATCTGATCCATAATCAAATAGTTCATGTAATCTTTTACACGTTGTGACTGTTGTTCAGTTTGTGGAGTTTTAACTCCAATAACTTGAGTTCTTACTGGACCATCTGCTGGTAATAATTCTTTATAAGCTTGTGCTTGAAATTGTGTGACTGCTTCAGCAAGTACAGGATGCGTTGCCCCACTTGCTCCTTGAAAAGGTTCTGTTCGATCATCGTATTTAAATCCTAATAAATCTAAACCTTTAGTATAAGTTTGTTCCCAATCTTTTCTGGACATTTTGTAGTCCATAAAATTTTGAACCATTTCATTTCCAATAGGTTCTAAAACTTCGTCTGGTAAAATATCTGCTAGGTTGTCAAAATGATTTTGTGTTCCAGGTACATTGACAGAACTTGGATCAAAATTAATAGTTGCACCACCATCTTCTTCTGGTGTTACTTCAACAGGTCCTTTTTCTACTTCCTCCTCTTGAACATCAACTTCTTTTAGTTCTTCTTCCGAAGGAACTTCAATTTCAGTACGAGTGTTAGGGAGTCCTTTATCTATGTCTGCCATTCAATTCTCCTATGAGTTAATAACACGGTTTTTAAGGGATAGCAACCCTTCTGATTGTGGACCACTTTCAGGTGGTATTGTTTTAGTTAAACTAGCTAATCCTCCACCTGCAAATCCATATAAATATCCACCAGTTGCTTCTCTCATTCCCGGTATGTTAAAAGCTGGATTAACAACAGAAGAAGCATCTAAAATTCTTTCCTGTCTTGATTGTTCATATTTAGGAAATACTGTACCAAAAAATTTAGGACCTCCCGATGTTAATTTATCAATAGTAGCTAAATTTTGTGCTTCTTGTAAAATTTTTAAATTACTAGGATCAAGAGCAGCAGTTAATCTTTGTTCAGGATCTCCTGCTCTATATAAATCTTGAACATCTGCTTTAGCTTGATATAAATTTTTCTGTAGTTCTTCTATAGTGCCTGGAAATAAAGTTGGATCAACTAATTGAGTTGCTTCATTTAATCTTTGTTCGGCTGTTGCAGATTTTTCAAATGTTTTATCAAACTTTTCTAAATCCTGTAATGCACTTTCGTAAACACCTATTTTACCAATATCTTGTTCACTAACACCTAACTTCTTAAATCTTTTATTTCTCTCTTCAATAGAGTCAATTTTTGTTTTAGGTCCAAGTGCATAATTAAATAAACTATCTCCAACTGCTTCTCTAAATGTTTTACCTTCAGACAACATATCATAACCAACAAAACCTGCTTCTGTTGCAGCAGTAAAAGCAAGTGCTGCTGGTCCAAATAATCCTCTTAAAGATATTGCATCTTTTAACATTGGCCCTGCTTTTAAAATTTGTTTAGCTAATGTTTGTTCTGTTGTGTTCCCTGTACCTTTTAAAAGAATTTGTTCTAGTTTATTACGACCTTTCATTGCACATTTTGTTAAA